GAGGACTTCGAAACTGGGTTTTTTAAGTTTTCTTTTTTCGTACGAGAAAGCAATGGTAATATAAATGCTGAAAAACACTATATAATAAGCGAATATGCAGAAGGCGGTGATAAGTTCTTTGAATACCCTCAGTCAAATGCAAGCGCATTTTGGGAAATACAACACAATTTAGATAAAAAACCTTCAGTTACGGTTTCGGCTCCTTTTTCAGATGAAGAGGTAGTCGGCAAAGTAACATATATAGATAATAATAACTTAACAATAACTTTTAACGCCGCATTTTCCGGCAAAGCTTACTTAAACTAACAACCATGGCAGATATTAAATACTTAGTCGGATTAGATGTAGATGGAAACATTAATCTTAACACAAAAGAATTACAATTCGCTTCTATACACCCATTAGCGGCTAACCCATCATCACCAGCACCTTCAATTGGTCAAACCTATTGGAATACCGCTAACGACGAACTAAGGGTATATAACGGATCCGTTTGGATTTCCGTTGGATCAGACACAAATTACAATCAATGGCAAATCACTGACGGAAGTCAAACAGATGATGTAACAACTGATCAGGTTGTTAAGTTTGCTGCTAACTCAACCCCTGGAACAGCTGGAACCGCGCTAACAGGAAGCGGATCAACCGCTGATCCATATTTGGTTACCTTCACATTCCCGAATGATGACACTACGTATTCAGCTGACGTTGGACTGACGTTAACAGGTACTGCGTTCTCAGTAAATGTGGCGGATAGCCAAACAACACAGGCACCTCAAAGTATAACCACTACTACAAACAGACTGTATCAAGTTGAGACTGATGACACTGATCACCTTGTGGTTAACGTGCCGTGGTCAGATAATAACAACGACACAACTTACGACCTATCGGTTGGAGCGGGTGGCACCAACAGCGCGACAGTAGTGCTAACAGATTCTAACGCGGTTGCCGACAGTGTAATCATATCTGGAACTACAAACGCTATTGACATTACAGAAAATACAGGGACTAGCACAATAACAGTAGATTTAAGTGACACTATTGATGGGCTTAGAACGTTCACAGACGATGTAGACATCGAAGGTTCTGTTTCTATTGATGGAACTCTTACTATGAACAGCCAACTCATCACGGATGTAGCTAATCCAACTAGTGCACAAGACGCTGCTACTAAAGCTTATGTTGATGGTCTAGTTTCAGGCGGCTTAACATTCAAAGGTACATTTAGAGCTGATACAGGTGAAATATTATCAGGTGCAAACAATGGGTCTTATCTATATAACTGTCCAGGAGGCGCAGGAACTAGAGTTGCAGTTACTACTGGTGATTACTACTTGGTTGCTACAGCTGGAGGTTCTTTCTACTGTTCTGGAAGCACCTTAGATATTGGAGATTCTATTATAGCGGTTAGCGATGCAGCAGTAGATGCTTCTGTTACTGGGGATTGGTCAATTGTACAGTCTGACGAAGGAGTTGTATCTATAGCGGCATCTACAACAGATGATCTACTTGGAATTAATTTAAGTGCAGCTACTGGATCAGTACAGGTTGGTCTTGACATCCAAAGCTTAACTTACTCAAGTATTGCAGCATTAGACACAGCTAGTGTAATGATTCCTGTATATGAAGGAGATGTAGCGAGTGCAAACAGGCATATAGAGTTATCCGATGTTTTGAGAGCAGGTAGATTCAATACACTTATAGGTAACGGATCAGCCACTACTATAACATTGCAAAATTCAGGTGCAACAGCGCCAAATAAAAATCATAGTCTTGGAACTTCCTCTATTGCTTTTATGGTGCAGCTAGTTGACGCTTCCACTGGAGCAACAGTTATAGCTGATGTGGAGAGAGGTTCTGGTGGTGATGTTGATATAACGTTTAACACTGCTCCAGCGACTAACTCGATAAGAGTATTGATTAACGATATGAACTCATAAGTTAAAATATAATAAAATTTAATACATGGCTCACAAGCTTTTAACAGACATAGAGGTACAAGGGGAAGGTCTATTTAATGGAAACCTAACCCTTGGAACCCCTTCCGCTTTTTCAAAACTAGTCTTCGATACGTCTGGCTATGATATAGGCGAGATTGAAGTAGGCTCGTATCAAGCAATGTCTATTGACGCTCAAGATGGTGTTTTTGAGTTAATGAGTGACACATCTAGCCAAAATCATACTATTACGGGGACAATGGGTGGTTATGTTACCTTAAACTTTAGCGGTGATAAAAAGCTACAAACAGCAAGTACTGGTATAAATATTACTGGGCTGCTATCTGTTAGCGGCGACGCTAGAGTTGTGGGAGCTTTTAGGGATACAGGCAACTCACCAGGTACAAGTGGTCAAGTTTTGTCATCTACGGTTACAGGTACATCTTGGATTACGCCATCTTCTGGTAATGTTTCAGGCACTGGTACTACTAATAACATGACTAAGTGGAGCAACACTACGGGAGGCCTTGCTGATGCACTGATGACTGATAACGGGTCGACTGTTACTTTATCTACTAATGGATCCGCCAATACCTTCAATCTATATCATACCTCGGGGAGTGGAGTAGCTTTAAATATAGAAAAAGGCGGAAATAACGAAGGTTTAATTGTAAATAAAACTAGCGGATCAGGGAACGCTGTATCCATAACTGGTGGTAGTTACTTTAACGGTAGCGTCGGTATTGGAACGGCTAGTCCGTCTGTTGCTTTAGAAGTAGGTGGAGAAATTGATGCTGCAGGAGGTGATGGCTATCGTATAGACTCAAAACCTTTTGCTAATTGGGGTACAGATTTACTTACTTTAGGTGATTGGGATGGTGAAGGTTATGAAACTCGCTTCATGGGTTCCAATTCATCAGAAGTAATGAGAGTTACTGGTACAAGCGTCGGGATTGGGACTACTAGCACTAGTGCTAAATTGGATGTATACGACAGCGGCACAGCTATAAACGCTCGATCGGCTCAGTCGGTTGGCCTTAAAGTGCAAGGTGGGGCAAATGGTATGGACATAGCTCAATTCAAAAACCAAATGGGCACCATCACAAATGTGATTGATACTAGTGGTTTTTTTGGCATTGGAGAAACAGACCCAGACACTCCTTTACATATAAAAAGTATTAGTGTTCCTAAAATAAAATTAGAAACAACGCAAACCTCATACGCGACGCCGGGTCAAATTGAGGCTTGGAATGGAGCTTCAAACACCCTGCATGGATACCTAACCTGGGGTACTAATCCGGGGGTAACCGGTTGCCGCCTCGCGTTTTCAAATGCGGGGAACACTAGCTGGTTAGAAGTAGGTAGCAATTACGTGCGCAACACAATTGCGGGCAGCGTTAAATCACACATTAATGCAACAGGACTTGGTATTAACAATACAAATCCGCAAGAAGACTTAGATGTTACAGGGACTATAAAAGGAGACGAATACAAAGGTTATTTACCAGCTTTTCAGCATGGAGGTTTTTACCACAGTTCATCGTCAAGCTCAAATACCATATACTGGATACCTACAAATTATATATCTGAGACGACAAGTTCTCAATACTATAATAACTGGGTGGCGCCCTACAGTGGGCGAGTTAGAAAAATAGTGATGCGTTATGCTAGTGGAACAACCCCCACCGCTACGTCCGTGGCTTTTAAAAAATCGATTAACGGTGCTGGTGATCTTAGCACTTACACTGCAACTATTACCAACGCAGCATCTACAAGCATGACTGCTAAAAGGGACTTTAGCCCTACAGATATCACTTTCAATGAAGGAGACAGGGTCAGAATTGGATTTACTACAAACGGAGGAACAAGGCTTTTATATGGTTTTGCATATACTATAGTATTCGAATACAATAAAGATTAAACATGGGATTATTAAACGAAAATATAAGAGGTAAAAAGCTTTACAAAGAGGGTGAGAAGGACTTTGCTTTTAAAGATGAAAATGGCGAAGTCTTTGTTCCAACAAAGGTATTTAAAGAGTTGGACGAAATGACCGATATAAGTGACGTTATAAATGATAGCGCACTTTTCCATAATAATAAATACCTATTAAAACAAGTAGAAGAGTTACGGCAAGACGCGGAAGAAATACACGCATACCTTCATGCTGCTTTTGGGGCTGACCCAGAAAAAGCTGCTTCTCAAGGCCCTACCGGAGCCACAGGACCCAGAGGCGCAGACGGAACTAATGGAACTAATGGAACTAATGGAACTAATGGAACTAATGGAACAGATGGCGGGATTGGTGCAACAGGGTCAAAGGGAGATAAAGGAGACCAGGGAATTCAAGGCATCAAAGGAGATAAAGGAGATAAAGGAGATAAAGGGGATACTGGCGCTATAGGACCAAGAGGGCTTTCTGGTGCAAATGGTTCTGATGGAGGTCAAGGACCGACTGGCCCAAAAGGGAACACTGGATCTGCTGGTGCAGCAGGAGCAAAAGGAGCGACAGGCGCTAGAGGCCCCGCAGGAACTAACGGAACAAACGGCTTACCTGGAGCGAAAGGTGACACAGGAGCACAGGGTATTCAAGGTAATCCAGGCGCAGCCGGAGCCAAGGGAGATACGGGTAATACAGGAGGAATTGGGCCGCAGGGACCCGCTGGAGCTAAAGGAAGTACTGGCAGTACTGGACCTCAAGGACCTCAGGGTCTGCAAGGATTAAAAGGTAATACCGGCAACACAGGGCCGCAGGGAGCTACGGGGCCACAAGGGTCGCAAGGACCTGCTGGTAAAGATGGATCAACCGGAGCAACAGGACTTAGAGGGGCTACAGGACCAGCTGGTAATAGCCATTTAGAAAATGTGAAGTCTATAGTATTTAACGAAAAATTAGGATTACTAGAAATAACAATAGAAGGGTATAAAGAGCCTTTTAGATTTAATCGAGCAAAGTAAATAATAAATTATGATAAATTACACATGGGACTGTAAAACAGTTGACATACGACCAGTAGAAGATAGCTTAACTGATGTTGTATACAACGTACACTGGAAGTTAACAGGGGTAAAAGAAGAGTGGGCCTGGACCTCAATTGGTACACAATGGCTTAGCTTAGATCCAGATTCTGAGTTTATTCCTTTTGATGAATTAACTGAAGAAATTATAGAAGCTTGGGTTATATCCGCAATGGGAGAAGAAGAGGTTGAAACAATTAAAGCTGGTATCGCTGCTCAATTAGAAGAAAAAGAAAACCCTACTTCCATAACAAAGACTATAGGGGGTTAAACTAACGTGTATATACGTAATATATAAAATATACCACATCAAGTGGAAAACCAAGTAATAACATAAAACCAAAACCAATGACAGTTTATTATTCGACTAATACGTGGGGTAGTCAGCCACAACCAGATCAGAACCGTTTAAAACTATGGAACCACATTGCCGATAAGAAAAATTGGCGGATCGTCCAACTACAAAACGGATATTACCAAACAGAGCACAGCGATTTACGCAAAGACGGAGAGTGGTGTGATGTAACAAGGCGCGAAACAATAGAAGCGGCAGAAACATCAATTGATAAAACAATAGAACACTATCTAAAAAAGATTGACTTTGTAAACGGGCCAAAAGTAGTAAAAACTTTTGATAAATAATTTATTTTTAAAATTTAATTAAATGGAATTTAATAATCCGAGCGAAATAGTAAAAACGCTCACATTTGGCGATGACGCTAAAAAACAAATAATACAGGGTGTTGAAAAATTAGCAAGCGCAGTTAAAAGCACATTAGGTGCTTCAGGTAAATGCGTAATATACGAAGACGCTCTAGGTAGACCGGTGATAACAAAAGACGGAGTAACCGTTGCGGAAAGCGTAGTCTTATTACATCCGGTTGAAAACATAGGAGCAACCTTAATAAAAGAAGCTGCTAGCAACACAGTTAAAGAAGCGGGAGATGGAACAACAACATCTACTGTATTAGCCGATTCATTATTAAAAATTGCAAACAAATACTTAGATGAAGAAAAAGTTAGAGAACTTAAAGCAGGCATTATTAGTGGCGCTGACAAAGTTAAAATATATCTTGATAAGTCCAGTACTCCGGTTGAGGGCGAAATGCTTAAAAATGTTGCTATCATTAGCTGCAACAACGACGAAGAGCTTGGAACCAAAATTGGACAAGCTTACGAAAAAGTTGGAAAAAATGGCGTCGTATTAATGGAGGAGTCTGATACAAATGAAACTTATGTGGAGTTTGTTGATGGCGTACAATTTGACAGCGGTTTAAAATCCGCTCACTTAGCAACAGATAAAAACAAAGGAACATCTGTTTTAGAAGATCCTTATGTACTTATTGTCTATTCACCAATACCAAATATAAGGAGAATACAGAACGTTCTTGAATTTGTTATTAAAAATAAGAGTAGCTTACTGATAGTAGCTGATGTTGAACAACAGCCTTATGCTACGTTATTGGCTAATAAAGTAAAAGGTAATATTAAAGTCAATATTGTTGACCTACCTGGATTTGGTCCAACCAAACAGCAAACGCTAGAAGATCTAGCAATGCTAACAGGAGCAAAGATCATAAACGAGGAGTTAGGGGACGATTTAGACTTAATAGACCCTAATGTATTAGGGAAGGCGTTTAAAGCTGTTACAGACGATAAAAACACTGTTCTGCAAGTACAAGAGGCCACAGAAGATGTTGCTGTAAGAATAATGGAAGTTGAAAAGCAAATAAACGAAGAAACTAATCCATTCTTTAAAAAGAAACTAGAGCAAAGATTGTCGATGCTAACCGGTCAAGTCGGGATAGTTTATGTAGGAGCAGATTCAAAGGTAGAGCTTAAAGAAAAGAAAGACAGAGTTGAAGATGCCATATATGCGACAAAAGCAGCTTATAAAGAAGGTATTGTAGCAGGAGGCGGTGTAACGCTATTAAATGCTGCAAACAAAATAAAACCTGCCAACAAAGGAGAAGAAGCTTTACTAGAAGCAATAAAAGCTCCATACCATACTATCTTAGATAACGCAGGCATGCCTATCACGTATGCTAAAGTTAAGAATAGAGGTATTGATGTTAACACTGGAAAAGAGGTTAATATGATTTCAGCAGGAATAATAGACCCAGTATTGGTTACAAAGTCTGCGTTAAAAAACGCTGTTAGTGTTGTTACAACAATAATTTCAGCTGATTGTGTAATTAGTAATAAAAGATTAGCATAATGAAAGCAATAAATCATTTCGTTATAGTTGATAAAATAAAAGAAGCGCCGAAGAAAGTAGGCGGCCTTGAACTTACTGAAAAGCAAAATAAAGACGTACGTTACATAAAAGGTAAAGTAATTAGTGTTGGGGATCAAGTTAGTGAGCTTGTATCAAAAGATGATATAATTAGGTATGACAAGCATGCAGGCCACGGGATCGAATGGAACGATAATTTATATTATGTACTAAAAATAACAGATATAGTACTTATAGAATGAGACTAAGTCCCAAAGACCTCCAAACCATGAACCTATTAAAGTATTACAGGCTTATCAGAAGATGGGCCTGTAAGACTTATAATTTGAAAGACGCCGATCTTGAGTTGTTGATATACTTAGATTGCAAAAAGCTTTTTACACGTAATGATTTTATTAACGGCGTGTACACATATAGCTGGGATAAAAACAGATGGGAACGGTTGCGTAGAGAAGGTTGGATTGATGTATTTAAAGAACGTAATAGAACAACTTCAAAATACGCTGCATATAAAACGTCAAGCAAGTGTAAACTACTTATTAAAAGAATATACAGAATAATGTTGGCAGAAGAAGATTTACCAACATCTGAAAGAAGCACGTTTTATAAAAACAAAACATATACTGATAAAGTTTTTAACAAGGCTATTGATGATATGATTAACGATAAAGATCGATGAGTTTTAAACTAAAATCCAAAGGAGAAGTATTTGGCATCAATGAAGAGTTATCTGAATTTGGTAGACCGGTTTTCGAAAAAAACCTAGGCAAAGATGTCATAGCTGAAGCAAATAGAGACGGGACTACTTTTGTAGATAAAGGAGCATCGATAAAAGAAAAGAAAGACGCTATCGAGCATGAGAACGTGCATCACGATCAAATGATGCAAAACAGACTACAATACAATAACGAAGAGGTTATTTGGAAAAGAGACACGAGATCGCCAGCGAGAAAATATGAAAGAGTTGGCGGAGCATTGTTTAGTGCTGGACAAAAACTAGAAGAAGGCCATTCTGATTTTGAGTGGGAAAAAGAAGCCTATAAAAAATAAATAAATGAAAGCAACACCTATTACACAAAAATGCAAAAGCTCTCCTATGAAGATGAATATGGCTCTAATAGAAGGCAATTCTGTTGTTCACGATAAATTCGAAGATTCAATTGGAGGAATGGTTAGTAGCGCATTAGACAAGGATAAAGCTAAACAGCAAGAAGTTGCGCCAGAAAAAAAGGCAACTCCAGAGCCTACAAAAGTGGACTATAAAAAAGAATTTAAAAAAATTGGAGAAGATTTAGCTACAAAAGATTTTAGCATAAATATTCCTGACATGTCAACAGCAATAAAAAACCTATCCGGATTTTAAAAAAAAACTAACAAAATGAATAAACCAATCACATCAAGAGTACAACACGCCACTGATAAAGGTATGGTACGCCAGCCATTATTAAACATGGGCTCACCTGTTAAGCAGAAAGTTAAACTAGAAAACGCAGCTCAAGAAGTAAACGAGTCTGTTAGGGCAATGGAAAATGGCAAAGTCGGAGTAAGAAACAGTTCAACTAGAGTAGAACCAGCTAAACTTGTAAAGGGTAAAAAGAAAACAATATTATATACAGACTTGCCACCAGAGCAAAGAGAAGCAGCAAGAGCGTATAATAAGAAAAAATACGGCACGCACAATCCTACTGCTGCTGGTCTAGCTGATAACACCACTCAAACACCTGATACTTATACCCCTGGAAAAACATCAACAGCATCTAGTTTTGGTGAATACAAAACAGCTGTTAAAGGAGACGCTAAGAAACCTTGGCACAGACGCCAGGATATGCGAAGCACTAAGTTGTCTACAAAAGGTGTCATAAAAACCCAAGATAAAATTGATAAGCTCAATAGAAAAAAGAACAAGCTGGTAAAAAAGTATGATGCTAATAAGGATGGAATATTAGATAAAGCGGAAAAATCTAAGGTTAAATCAAAAGGGTTCTTAGGTATTGGTAACGATGCTAGATCCCTATCCAGAACAGAAAACAGAATAAAAGCTTATGGAGGGCAATTAAAAGGAGCGCAAGGAAGCCAAAACGCGTCTATAAAACAGCAAGAGCAATCTGTTCGATATGGTAATAAAATAGACTTAGGAGAAAGAGATGCTCGCTTAAGTGACATCGGGCCAGCTGGAGGCGACAAACAAACGGAAATCTTAAGCAACGCTAAAATGAAGCGTAGCCCTTATAAAATGATGCCTAAAAGCCCAGCCATGAAAACTTTAATTGGTAATCAGAAAAATTTACCAGATGCTTTAAAACAAAAAATCTTAAATTCAAAAGGATAATATTATGGCTTATATTCAAAACTCCCCGTTTAAAAAAAGCGGGGCCTGGTCTAGAAAAGAAGGTCAGTCGGAAACAGGTGGGCTCAACCAAAAAGGCGTTGATGCTTATAGAAGGGAAAACCCGGGATCTAAATTAAAAACAGCGGTAACAACTAAACCTTCTAAATTAAAGAAGGGCAGTAAAGCTGCTAAGCGTAGAAAATCATTTTGTGCTAGAATGAGCGGCGTGAAGGGGCCAATGAAGAAACCAAACGGAGAGCCAACAAGAAAGGCTTTAGCGTTAAGAAAATGGAACTGCTAATGGAAATAAAAGGATTAGGGGATACTATAGAGAAATTTACAAAAGCAACTGGAATAAAAAAGTTGGCCGATAAAATCCCTGGCGGCTGTGGTTGCAATAAAAGAAAAGAGAAGTTAAATAAATTATTTCCTTATAAGTAATGAAAAAAATTTGGTCATGGCTTACAGGTTCTGTCATAAAAGAAGTTGGCAGTATCTTAGACAACTTAACAACAACCAAGGAAGAAAAGCTTGAGGCACAAAGATTAATTACTAAAATATTAGAAAAAGCAGATAAAGAAGCTCAGGAGCAGGTTACTGCTAGGTGGAATGCAGATATGCAATCCGATTCTTTTTTATCGAAAAATATACGTCCAATGGTACTTATATACTTAACGTTTATATTTACTGTTTGTGCGTTCTTTGATGGAAACGTTGGAGAATTTAAAATAGCAGAAGAGTATATCCCAATATTCCAAACTCTTCTTGTTACAGTTTACGGAGCGTACTTTGTCGGTAGGACGTGGGAAAAAGCAAAATCGATAGTAAACAATAAAAACAATTAAATTAAATCAAATGAGTAAAGTAAAAGAATTAGTAGCGAAGGTTGAAAGTGGTGAATTATCTAACTTGCAAGAGCTTGTTAAAGTTATGAACCAAACACAATTACAAATTGGTGGATTAGAGGCTCAAAAGCATGACTACTTACATGAGCTAGTCAACATCAAAAACAAATTAAATGAATTCCAAAAGACCCTGGAGGATAAATACGGTAATGTATCTGTAGACATTCAAACAGGGGAAATAAAATCCAATGAGTCTACTACGGAAGATTAGTATTGGAAAGGACTATAAAAATGACGCCATGCACTACGCTGTTGGACAGGAAGTGTATGGTGGTCATACTATAGTTAACATTATAGAGGAAGAAGAAAAGTACTCTATCTATATACAAAAGGGTAACGACATTATACCGTGGAAAGATTTTAATAAGAATATGGCAATAGCTATAGAATATAATATAGACTATTAATGAAAGGGATTTTTGAGTTTGTTGTAAAACCAAAAAGCGAAAGATATAACAATACAAAGGCCTTAGGCGATAGCGAACTTATATTAAATACAGAAATGCAAAACCACAATTTTGTATCCCGTATTGGCATAGTCTTAGCTATTCCCAGCGTAAATGATACTAGTGTTAAGGTTGGTGATGAGGTAATATTGCACCATAATGTTTTTAGAAGATTCAGAGACATACGTGGGGTTGAAAAAAACAGCAAGAGTTATTATAAAGATGATATGTTCTTTGTTGCTGTTGATCAGATTTTCGCTTATAAAAAAGACGGGGAATGGGTGCCTTTAAAAGGTTTTAACTTTATTAAGCCTATAAAAGAGCGTAGAATGTTTTCTATAGATTTTGAAAGGCCGCTAATGGGCATACTTAAATATAAAGACACTAGTCTAAAAGTTATGACCAAAGGAGACTTAGTAGGCTTTAAGCCAGGAGCTGAATATGAATTTTTAATAGATGAAGAAAAATTATATCGTGTTCCTACAAATTTAATTACAATCAAATATGAATATCAAGGAAACGAAGAAGAATATAATCCTAGCTGGGCACAAAGCAGTTGAAGAATTAATTAAAGTAGCAAAAGAAGCTATTGTCGATTCAGATGACGATATATCTGCAGACAGATTAAAAAACGCGGCAGCAACAAAAAAGCTAGCAATATTCGATGCTTTTGAGATATTAAATAGAATTCAAGACGAGGAGAATCTTTTAGATAATAAACCAAAAGAGGAAATAGAAAAAAAGGCTTTTAGTGGATTTGCTGAAAAAAGATCTAGATAATGTACGAGCAGAATTTATATAGGGTAGAAACGCCTATTAAGCAAAATACAATAACTAGGTTAAACAAATCTAAGAGTTGGAAGTACGGCTACAATAAGGAGCATGATATTGTAGTGATTAGTAAGACCGGAATGATCGGTGAAATATATAACATACAAAATTTTAAGATAGCCTTACCCAAAGCTCCCTCTAAAATTGATAAGTCGGAAAGTAAATGGGTTGCAAGTGATTACCCTAAAGAGCTCAAAGGTATACAAAGTGTTTTTGACTGGCGAGATTACCCGGACGACTTTAAAGAAAAATGGGAACCATATATAGATGAACAATTCAAACGAAGAGACGAAGGCCATTGGTTCAATAATAAGGGCATGGCTACTTACATTACTGGCACTCACTTTATGTACCTGCAGTGGTCCAAGATTGATGTTGGGAAACCAGATTTTAGAGAAGCAAACAGATTATTCTTCATATTCTGGGAGGCTTGTAAGGCCGACTCACGAGCTTATGGAATGTGCTACCTTAAGAACCGTCGTTCAGGATTTTCATTTATGTCTTCGGCAGAGACCGTTAACTTGGCAACAATTACGTCAGATGCACGGTACGGTATCTTGTCTAAGTCTGGAGCGGATGCTAAGAAAATGTTCACAGACAAGGTTGTACCAATATCCGTCAACTACCCGTTCTTTTTCAAACCCATCCATGACGGT